CATCAATCTTTTATTTGAAGCGTCAGTAAAATTAGTAGTTGTAAATGTAGGCGTTGCTCCACTTACTACTGACTGGTCTAACGCTTTTACATCTGCAATACTTGTAAGTTCACTATCCATCAATGCACCTGCACTTGTTACATTTCCACTATCTGTTACATCTGCACTCGCTTCAATAGCATTTAACTTGCTATGGTCAGCATCTGTAAATACATTTGAATCTGACGCTGCTTCTACTGCAGTTCTAATCTCTGCATTTGTTTGGTCAGCAGTAGCACTAGCTTCTATTGCATCTAATTTAGAATGGTCTGCATCTGTAAATACATTAGAGTCACTAGCATTTCCAACTAAAGTTTTTATTTCAGAAGCGGTTTGGTCAGCTGTAGCTGAAGCTTCTATGCCATCTAGCTTACTATGGTCTGCGGTTGTAAAGTTTTCATCAGTTTGACTTGTAACAACAAAATTTATGTTACCACCTGTATCGTCATAACTAACAGAAATACCTGTTTCTGTACCTTCTAACATACCTCCAACAAAATCTTCTACCTGCTCTTGTGTTAGTGTAGCACTTATTTTTGAATCTAACTGTGTTTGAATATTAGAAGTTACTCCATCTACATAATTTAGTTCTGCTGTAGTAGCAGTCACTCCATCCATTATATTCAGTTCAGAAGTTGTGGCTGTTACACCATCTAAGATATTTAATTCTGAAGTAGTTGCCGTAACTCCATCTAATAGATTTATTTCTGTTGCTGTAGCAGTTACTCCGTCTAAGATGTTTAATTCAGATACAGTAATTGTTGCACCATCTAAGATATTAAGTTCAGCAGCTGTAGAAGTAATAGCAACACCAGCATACTGTAACGCACCTGCTGAGGATATATTAACAGCAGCACTGCTAAGTTGTAATACACTATCTGTAGCTTCTCCATCTGATATTGTCCTTAATGTTGAGTCTATACCAGAATTACTATTAGAGACTTGTAATAAATCTTTATAACTATCTTTTACTCTTTGTCCTGTTAATGTTGCCATTTTACTTTATCCTTATTTAAAACTAAATGGTGCTATTGCTCTTGTTCCGCCCAGCTTATCTCTTTTCCTACTTCCAAATCTTTTGACAGCATCTTGATAACTTGCCATAGCTTGTTGTCCAGCAGCCATTTTTATTTGTGCTATATTAGGGTCTTCTGTATTAGCTGCTAAATCCATTAAAGCTTTTGCTTTTACAAAATCAATTAATGCTGGTTGTAAAACATTATCTAAATCTATTGTACTGCTAACAGATGTTATTTTATCTGGTTCACCATAGTAAGAAATTAACAAACCAGAAGTAATAACATCACCAGATGAGCCTATACTTGCTGCTTTAAATTTTCCTTCTGATGTTTCAGCTGTGCCTCCATCACCTTTAGTTGTAGCTATTGCTAGCTTATCTCCTTCTATCCACCAAACAAAAGAGTCTGAAGGGTCTGTATAATTACTATCTACTGCTGCCATGTCTTATTCCGTATCTGTTATTTTAATATCTTGGTTTAACAATCTTGGTATCATTATATATTCTCCATCAGAGTTTAAAATGCTACACTTAAAAACTTTATTTACAGTAACATCCCTGTCATCGTCAAGACCATACCACATTTGGTCATGCACTAAATTTGTTTTAGCCCACTCTACTTTTGTAGAATATTTACCCATGTCAATTAAACCTTCATTTATTAGATTAATAACATAGTTTTCTGACACGCTAGGCACTGCCTGTCTTACCCTACTTACTATTTCTTTAACTGTAAATTCTATTGCTGCCATTATATATCCTCGTATGTCATTGTTAAATCTTCCCAGTTTTTTTCTGTTTCATTCCAAAGATTGAACAGTTGTAATAACCTAGCCCAAGATGTTCCTATTGCACTGCTTAATTCTTTTGTCCAGCTAGTAGAATTTATATTGTCTGTATGTTCTGTCCAGCTAGTAGATTTTATATTATCTGTATGTTTTGTCCATGTACTTTTTAAAGCCATTATATAATTCCACGCAATGTTTCTATTTGTTCTTTATATTGAGCATCTAGCATTTGATATTGTTGTGTATACCAAGTATACTTTGAATTATCTACTGCAAGTCTTGCTTGCATTTCTTGTATATATCCTGAAGCAATTCCAATCTTAGTTTGTATCTCATTAGAATAACCTTGAGCTGCAGATATATAAGAAATAGCAACATTACCTTGAGCACCTACTTGTTGTAGTCTTTGTGTAACTTCTGCTCCGTAAGAGTTTACTTCGTTTACTGCCATCTGTGCTTCTGATAAATAAGCATTACCAGCCTGTAATCTAGAACTAGACTCTTCTCTTTTAGCTTGAGCCTGTGCTAATCTAGCACTTATTTCATTACCATATCCTGATGCTATTCCTACTTTAGATTGAATTTCATTAGCATATCCCTGTGCTGTTGATGCAAACCCTTGCCCTGCAGATAAATATGTTCCAGCTGTTCCTAAATATCCTTGTGCTACTTTACCATAACCATCTGCTACTCTTGAGTATCCTGCTCCTGTTTGCACATAGCCTTGTGCTACGCTTAACTGAGATTGTATTTGAGTTGTTCTTCCGTTTATCTCTCCAATATATGTTGAAACTTCTCCTGCTCTTGCATTAGCTTCTGCTAAAAATGCATTACCAACATTAATTCTATTACTTGCAGTTCCTATAAACATCTGGGTTGTAGTAACATAAGCTTGTATTTCTGCTGCATATCCTTGTGCTGCATTTAGATAAGCACCTACTGCATTATTATATCCACTAGCTAGTGATAAATTAGCTTGTGCTTCGTTTATATAAGCCTGTGCAGTGCTAATAAAAGCTTGTACCGCCTGTCCTTTTGCTCCTGTTAAATTAACCCTTGAGGTAACCTCAGTAGCAAATCCATTTATTTCTGCTTGAAGTCCATTAACAGATGTTGAAAATTCTTCCAAATGTATTCTTGCTCTGTTCTGTTCTGTAGATGCTATTTGTAATGCACCATTCATAAGCTCTACATCTTCTTCTGTATATAGATAAGTTGCTGCATCTCCTGCTGCATTACCAGTTGGTGAGTTAGCACCATCGTCTACAATTTTTTGTGCATTATCTAATGCATCTTTTACTTTTGTGAATCCTACACCAGTGGTGTAAATGTCTTCATCTCCGTAAAGTGCTGGGTCGCCACTTGCTGCTTGAAACTTATCTACTGCTGCATTCATTGCAATTAATGCTGTATTTATATCACCACTATTATCTGTTTGAGTTGCTATTTCTGTCGCCTCTGCTTTTGCAAGTCCTATTTCTGTAGCAGCATTTGATATGTTTGTTTCAACTAAAGCAAGTTTATTTACTATTGCATTATCTCCAGAACCAGTAGATATTAAAGCTACTGCTGCATCTACTTGCGTGTTAATCAATCCTAATGCTGTAGCTACTGCTCCATCATCTGCTTCTGCTTCTGCTGAGTCAGCTTCTAAAATAGCTTTATCAAATTCTGCATTAGCCAATTCTATTGTAGCATTCATCTTATCTACAGAAGTTTTAATTGCCGCAGTAGCAGTATCTATAGCAACATCTACAAGTACTGCAGATTCTGTAATTTCTGCTTTTGCTAAATCTACTTCTGCGTTATCTAAGTCTACCTCAGCTGCCATTTTATCTACTTCTGCATTGGCTAGTTCTATTTCACTTAATGCTGAATCTGCTTGAGCATTTATTAAAGCAACCTCAGTATCTACTTTGTCTGCTAATGCTTGTAATTCATCTAATTCTGTATTAATTGCTGCTAAGGCAGTATTAACAGCTCCTTCTGTGTCAGCCTCTCCTAAATCTAATAATGCATCGCTTTTATCAAATTCTGCATTTGCTAACCCTACCGCTGTATTAATTCTTCCTGCAGCAGTTGTCATTGCAGCTAAAGCTGTGTCTACATTTGAGTCTACATTAACTACTGACTCTGCCAACTCATTTACTGCAGTATCTACCTGCGTATTAATTAAGTCGCATATAGCTTGAGTTTCATCTAACTCTGTATTTACTGCAGTTAAAGCAGTAGTAATGTCTGAGTTAGTTTGTATGTTATTCATTAATCTTTGTATAGCATTTCTTGCTGCATATAAAACTACTGCATTCTCTGCTTCGTCTGGAAAGTTATCTATATTCGTAGCACCATGAGCTACTGTTATGCTGGTATCTATAGCTATAAGCCTACTATGATTACTACTAACCACTGTAGGAAATACATTTAAAACTTTATCAAAAATAATATAAGCTGGGTCACTTGTTGTAGCAAATTCCATATAAGATGAATCTTGCACTGTTCCCATTTGACCAGGTAAAAGTTTTCTACAAGGCATAGCTATATCACTATTATTTTCATCTCTTCTTAGCACTGATAATATTTTTTTGTCTTCTACATCTACAGTGCTTGTAAAGTTTGTGTTGCTTGCAACTCTTTCTAGTTTATTTATAGGTAGTATATTTAAAATAGTACGAGCACCTGCAGTTAACCAATCAGATAGTGCATCATTTTCTGTTGTAGCAAAACCTGTTAACGCATCTACTTGGTCTTTAAATGATTCAGCCATTATCCTTGCCCTCTACTTTTTTTCTTGTAATGCTTTGGTGATAGTTTATTTCCAAACTTTGTATTCTTACCATGTCCTTGTCTTGTTTTCTTTTTTCCATTTGTGTGTTTAACCTGTTGTATAAATCCTCTTCTCATTAAAATGTAAAACTTCCATCTTCATTCACTATTATTCCACCCAAAGGATTCTGCTGACCAAACTTTTTCTTTAGTTCTTCCTGCTCTCTAAGCATATCACCAAAATTAAGTGTACGATTTTTTGGAGTAAAGTCTAACTCACTTGGCATTCCTTCTGGTAGCATAGGGTCCACTCCCAATTCTCCTTGCATCGTTATTTGATTTGATAGCATGTTTTGTATAATAGCTAAAGAATTAAATTGATTTAAAGCTGATTCATCTAACTCGTCAAAATCTTTACTTTCTATACCAAACAACCTTTCTGATAAAGCTGATTCTTTTTTTAAAGTGTTAAAATAATCCTTAGTCATTTCTCTTCTTGTGTTTATAGAGTCTGGTGTAACACCCTCAAATTGGTCTTGCATAAAATTCATAAACTCTTTACCCCTCATAGCACTTAATAAATCTTGCTCTCCTGATTTAGGATTGTAATAATCTACATTTTCAAATTTTTCAGTTACAGTTTGTGGAAAATAATTATCTAACCACTGCTCTAATAAGTCTAAACTTTCTTCGTCAAAAACCTCTGTAGGCTCACCAAAAGAATCTTGAAAAGACTTTGCCATATCAAAATAGTTTTTTCTATAAGATTCAGGTCTTTCAACATACCCAGTTTCTTTAGATTTGTTTTTATCTCCGTTCATTTCTTTTTATAAACTTTCTTTTTCATTTTTCTTTTTTTACCATTCATAGCATTCTTTCTTCTTTTGCCATTTAGTTTTTTACTTTTAATCATTCCGTACATTATTTTTTTCCTCCAAATATCATGCTGTCCATTTTCTTTGCTCTGTCTGCAGCATTTTTTTTATTAGTTTTTTCTATATGTTTATCCATACTCATAGTCCCAAAATCTATTTGGTCCTTTCTTATAGCACTTGCCATAGGTGAATCTCTTAAAACAAACTGAGTACTCCACTGTGGTGGATGTGCTCTCAACCCACAAGATGGACAATTAAAGTGTCCTTCTTTGTTTGGCTTGTTGCAGTGTTGGCACTTCTTCATTACACCTTAGTAATGATGATATATGCAATTCTACTTCTGTCAAGCATAACTGCATTAGTAGCTACAAGTTTTGCATCATCTATAGTTTCAATATAGTCATTGATTTCTTTTGCTAAAGAACCACTAACTGTGCTTGCTGCAACACTAATATCATTGATAATAACTTTTGTTACAGTATCAAAATTTGCCATTTTATTCTCCTATTAGTTTAAAATTTTTTTTGGATTTTGGGGTTGAACCTTTCTACGAACAACCCCACAGTATCCAAGACTGTTAATCCTTACGGATTAGTTTATGATATAGTAATGTGTGCTACATCGTGTGCCACAGCTTTTGCAAAGTAATTAATACCATTACAAAATACAACTGAGTCACCAAGTTCGGCACCACTAATGAATACGATTTCATCAACTGCAGAACCAGCAGAATTACCTGCTGCTCCATCATCTGCTCCAACAACCATACCAACGATTGAATCCTCGGCAGTGTTGTTAGCAATAGTAACTGCGTTACTAGCAACTGTTGATAAAACGAATTTGCAATGCCAACCAGCACCAGCTGAAGCTGCTAAAGGTAAAGTAATCTCATAGGCAGATGCCTGATTAACTCCGAATACTTTTCCTGAGTCAGCTGCAGTTAGTGTTCTAGCTGCTGCAATTTGTTCGTATTTTAATTTCATATCACTAACACCACTGTTTTGTTCTAAATATGCTGCTCTAGCCATCTTACACTCCTTCTAAATTAATTAAGTAATGTGATTCTGGTAGACATACTTCTAACCCAGCTTCAGTAAGAATCATATCTTTTCTTAGGTCTTCATCTGCACTTTGTACATTTGTCATAACCTGAGTATCACGATTAATTCCGTTACCTACTAATGGTCTGTAGTATAGTTTACTCATATCAGCCATACACATCATACCAGATGAATGACCTCTAAATAGAGGTTCTTTCACTAAATATACTGAACCATGAACTGTATTAATCTCCATTAACTGGTGACCATACTGTCCTGCTAATTCATCCATATTAATTTGGTATTGTGTGCTTGCTGTTGATATATCAGAAAATGAGCCGTTACCCATTTTGTTAAAGAAAGAGATAACAGGAAGAGAAGCTAATGCTAATCTTTCGTTACTTCCGCCTCTAGCTGGGTCAAACAATACTTCAAAGTCTGATAAAAGTCTATCATAAGTAAGCTCTGAAGCTTGTGCAGTTCTGAAGTATGCTTTACCTGACTCATAAGATAAGTTGTCAGTTCCAGCTACTACTGTACTGTTTTTAATGATGTGACCTACTAGACCTTCTGAGTATTGTACTCCGCCTACTTTTGCTTTCTGATTGAAAAGAAATGCTCTTTCCATATCTATTTTGTGTTCTCTCATTTTTTGAGCTAACACTCTTTCAAACTCGTTAGACACTCCACGAAGTTGTGTTGCGTATGCTGTGTTTGAAATCTCAGCAGCTGTCTTGAAAATCTGGGTATACCCATAATTATCTTCTAAGCTGTCTGAGAATACATCTGGTGCTCCAGAACCTTCTGCGTATGCAGTACCAATGATTTGACATTTTTTGTCATTCAAAAGTTTGTTTGCATTAGTTGCTGTTGATGATACAGAAATTACTTTACCAGTAAATGTTGTATCAGCTGAGTTCTGAACAGGTGCATCTTCTACTCTAACTACGATGTTAGCGTAAGTTGCATCCCCTTCTGAGCCTCCAAGTGTTCTAACTGCAAAGACCATACCTTTAACAAGGAAGTCTACTGCAGCTCCGTCAGCTGTGTCTACAGTAAATGATACTGTATCTCCAGATACTTGTACCGCACTACTGTCGTGATTACCTTTTAAAAGGAACTCTCTACTTGTATAATTAATCTTTGTTCTATCTTCTAAATAACGAAACAAAGAATCATCCGTAGGAAGTTTTGCAGTCTTGCTCAAGTAAACAAAGAAAGGACTTTCATCAGGTGCTAGTTCAGCAATCCTATCAGAAAAGTTATATAACCTTCTTCTATCTGGAGCAACTCCATAATCAGCAGATGTAGTAGCAGCAGTCAAGTTTGTTGACTTAATTTGTCCGCTTATTGCCATTTTATTCTCCTATTTATTTTCTTTTTATAGTTTGCTTGATGCTACCAGAAGATGCGGCATTAAGTATTTGGTCCCACATTCCGTCTTGTTCAGACTTAGTAGGAACTGCTCCTCCTTGCAATACCCCTGCGGTTCTTGCTTGATTAGATGTATCTGGTTTTTGAATTACAGGTTCTTTGTATTCACCTTTATTCATTTTAAATAACTTAACCAAATTATCTAAAGGAACAGAATCTTTCGGTGCAGAAGTAAACTCCATAAATTCTTGGACTTCATTTTCTTGCATACCAAAATCACTCTTTAACTTACTAACAGTATCACTAAGAAACTGTTTTTGCTCTTGGCCTCTCATAGCATTTTGCACTGCACTATTTATCCTAGACTCTTCTTGCTTCACACGCATTTCGTATGATGAAGAACCAGGTTTATTGTACGCATCCCACGGATTGAACTCGTCTTCGTTTAACTGTTGTGCTTCAGTTGGTTTGTTTACACCCTTATTACCAACAATATTATCTCTTAAAGTTTCAACAAGGTCAGGTCGTTGCTCTAGTAAGTTAATTAATGGTTTGTATTGAGATAAATGCTTCTTATCTGCTTCAGCTCTATCATACATAGATTGAAACTTTTTAGCTTCTTTTTCCCAATTCATACTTTCATTTCCTTCAAAAGTACCTTCTTGTTGTCCCTCAGTTTGAACCTCATCCATAGATTCTGAAACTTGAGTATCGGTTTGTGATGTTTCTGTATTCATATTTACTCCTTTGATGTCTTGTCTTCTTGAGCAGAACTACGCATTTGTGATTCTATTACTTTAATTTCACCACGCAATTTCTCCAATTCAAGCAACACCTTGTCGTTTAGTTTGTTTTTATTTACACGCCTATCGGCACTGGCGTTAGATTCTATATCTTTCAAACGAGTCTTAAATTTCTCAACTTCAGTTCGTTTTCTATCAGAGATAGATTCTCTTGTAGCCGTTTGCAGGTCTCCCTGTAAATTCTTTATCTGGTCATCCATAGCAGCCATTTGTTGTTGTAGTTGCTGTCTTTCATTCATTCTTTGTAACACGCCTTCTTTGTCAAAAATGTCTGGATTCTTTTTTAATACTTCTACTTGGTCTACTATACCCATCTGATATGCTTCCATATACACAGCAAGTTCAGCATACTTACTTGTTGGTAAAGTAGAACCAGACTCAATACCAACATCATGTTGTTCTAAATTGTGTCTATCTTTTTTTAAATCAAATATAGTTTGTGTTTTATCAGAATAAATCTGTGCCATCATTTCTGACATATCATTATTTGGTTGTGCAAGTCTAAATATTTTTTCATGCGAATAATGACTTTTACCATAATTGTATAATACTTTTCCTAATCTTTTAATACTAAACTCTATATCTCTTAATTTAGATTTAGGTCTTTCACTACCTAAAGCTATTAATCTTTCTGTCCCTCTGGCAGTGTCAGGAGCTTTTTCTCCAACCCCTTGCATTATTTCTGGTATACCAAAAATAAAATTAATATAAAACTCTGCTTGTTGTATTAATCTGTAGAACTCACCTGTTAAAGGTTGCGGAGCAGGATAGTGTGGTTCACCTTGTGATGAGTCCACTTCTATAACTGCATTAGGATTAGCCCAATCTTTTTCTAACTGTGAAACATTTTCTACACTACCTATTGGCACCATAAGTTTTAAACCTGCTGATGCTTGTGCATGTGATAGAGCCAAAGACCAAAGCTTGTTGAGGAGTCTTTGCATTGGCCTTGCTCTTGATATGTCTGAACGAGGATATGGAGTCTGTGTCCAAACATTTGCGATAGGTACGATAGGGTAAACATCTGTATCTAGGACTGTTTCATATAACACTACCTCTCCAATACTTGCAGTAACTTTAATTCTTGTTTGATAAACTTGAGTTATGTCTACCTGTCCCATTTCTATCATCTGTTTGTTTTCTTCTAAGAAAGATGAAAAGTCTGCTTCATCAACAATAAATTCTTCTCCTGATTGATTTTCTCTAAGCAAGTAATATGGAACTTTTGTTTTATAAAATCTTTCTAATATTTGGTATCTTGAATCGTGTGTATCTATATAGCCTTTAACTTTATCTGGCGTATACATATTAACACTAGACTTATTTACATTGTCTGGATAATCTTGTTCTAAGCTATACGGTGAAATCATATCTATCAATGGGTCTATTTCTTCTTGGGTGTTTGGGTCTACATTAATACCTAACTCTGGATAAAGATTTAACACTTGGTCTTTCGTAAGTATTGTAGATAAAATAATATTATCTGCATCTGAAAAAAATCTATCTCTAGATGTTGCTGGTACATAAATTCTAAAAGGGTCTATGTAAGAAAACTTAACATCTCCTTTACCAAAATCTGAATCATAATCTACATAAGCATAAATATAACCTAAACCAACAACACAATAATCATGTATTGCTTGTTTCATTTGTGCGTCACCCTCTGAGTTTTGCCACACAAACCCCATAATAATTCTCCATAAATAAGCCAAAGAAGAATCAGAGTCTTCTCTAGGCACTACTGTAAACACGGGAGGTCTAGCAGTAAGCATACTTTTTAATCGTTCTACTGCAGGAGATATTCTATCCATAGGAACATCTGCTTGGTTTCTTGATGCCAATTCATTGGATTCGTCTGAAGTAAAATGATTTCCTAAATAAAAATCTATATCTTGTCTAGCATCTCTTTCCCAAGCCTTTCTATCATTTTTGTATCTATCGTATATTTCTTGGTTTTTTAATGCTCTTTTGTCATATTCCATTCAATGGCCCTATTGTTGTAAAAAACGATACAGTATTTCGTAGTTGAATTTAACTCTTTACCCTCTATAAATGCAAGCAAAATGTGGATAACATGTGGAAAACTTTTTATTTAATTGTTCCTGTCATCCAATTATAGACTTTATTTGCTTTAAGCTTAGTAGATTTTCCTACAGAATCTGCTAAATCTGCTATATCTATAGCGGTACTACTAGGAGCTTTTGCAAAATAATCAGCATAATACAAAGCATCCATCAAGTCATCGTTCTTTGGTTTGGGATGTTCAAAAAATTCATCCACTATTTCAGTCATTTCTTTTTTAATATATAATTTTTTAGAATTTACTATAGGCCCTAGTGCTGTTTCTAACCTGTCTTCTTTCTTAATACCATAAGGAGGTTTTACTCCTTTAAAAATTCCTGGTAGTAAACGCCTATCTTTTACAGAAATTCTTGTAGTCATATCTCTAACCATTTCTTGTGCTGCAACAGTTTCTATTGTTACTCTCCTAACAGGAGAATATTTTTTAGCCATCTCTACAATTTGTTCAGCCATATCAAATGCTGGTATTTTTTCTCTAAAATATTCTAAGACATATCTATTTTTGTTTGCATCCATAGCCATAACTAGAATTACTTGGTAGTCAGATGTAGCACTAGCAGTAGCTGCAAGGTCAACCCCTATATAAATATTTACAGGTATTGCTTCTTTATTATTTACAAGATAAGCATAGTTCTCTCTGTTTTCAAACCTGTGATTATAGTTTTGTATTCTGTCAATCTTAAAAGAAGCCGCTGAAGAATCTCTAGCATCGTTCATATACTCTTGTGCAAACTTGTTTACAAGACCTGCTTCAATAAATTCTTTTCGTTTCTTTTGTAATTTTGCTAAAGAAAATTGTTCTGGCCATAAAGGTTTATCATTTTCAACAGCTCTATGAAATGTTACTTCCCAAGGGTAGCTTCTATTATTTGCTTGTGATTCTTTATAACCGTCTACTATGTTTTGCAAAAAAGAATCATAATGAACAATAGTACCTGTCAACCATATCCAACCTTCATTACCTGGAGTTTCTTCTAGTGATGGATATACAGTAGAGACAATCCACTTCTTTAACTCTGCTCTTCTTTCAGGAGTCTTAGTATTTAGCTCTGATTCAAAGTCATCAAGAATTATACCAGTGTATCTAACTCCTACTTCTGCCCTACCACGAAGTCTTTGATTAGAACCTTTAGCTATAATTCTATCTCCTTTTGGAGTTACAATATCTTTTTCTGTCCATCGTTTACCTACACTACCACCATCCATGTTTCCAAAGTAGTACCGTATCATTTCATTTTCTTCAAAGTGGTGTCGTATGTATTTTAAATGGTCTATAGATTGCCCACCTTCTTCTGATACCCAAGCTACAAAGTTTTGTTTATCTGTTTCTGCAAATAAAAATTTATGCATAATAGCAGCTTTAGATAAAATACTTTTACCCATACCACGAGGAATGATGTTACATATACGAGCACCAGGCTTGTGTTGGATTAATCTTCTAGATAAATCATAATGGAATTGAGGACTTTCACTTTTATGTAAAAAGTCTTGAGGTAAGAACACACGGCCAAAAAATATTAAATCTTTATACGCTTTTGCTAAAACCTCATCCCTTTCTGCCATAACAGAAGGTCCAGGTATAATATTAATCTTCTTTTTTTCCATCATCAATTAGTTTCATATTACTCATTTCTAATATTTCTTCTTTACTAAACCCAGTAAAAGCTTGTCCTAATAACAACGATTCGTTTTTCTTTTCTTTAGGATACATGCTTTGTATCTTCATAAAATTTTCTAATGCTCTTAGCTTGACAGCATCAGATGTATCTGGATTGTCTACAATGTCTCTAGCTTTTTCTAGTGTCCATTTTTTATCAATACCAATTTCATTTAGTATTCCTTCTATTTCTTTTTCCACTTCTTGTTTTATCCTTGTTTGTTTTAAAAGTAGAGATGATTTAACTTTAGCTGTTTGTTGATTGTTTGTTTCAAACGAATCTAAATATGCTTGCAATGGGTTTTCACCATGAGCAATCATTTTAACAAAGCGTATCTCTCTCCATGTTAACGGTTTTTCTTCTATGTCTTTTCTCTTACTAAAAGAGTTATAATCTTTTTTTGGTGTGCCTTCCATCTTAGAAGAAGCAAAGGTTGGGCCAAGCAATGTAACAAAGTAATCATCATACGCTTTAATCGTAGAGTTCTTCATTGTTTTCTTGTTGAGTATTTGTGTGACTTTATTATCATCGGTTAATACCCAGTCATTCACTTTTGCTTTTCTCCAATCAGCTATTAGCTTTGCATCGGGAAACATGTCACGAAATTCTTTCTCGCTATCAAATACATAACGAGGTATACCTTTAATAATTCTTTTATGCATTAGCCTTCAACAACATTACCCCATACGATACACTTCCCATTAACAATTTCAATTACTTCAACTTGAAAGTTGCCATTAGGAAACCAAGTAATAATGCTGAAAGCATGATTCCAATTATGTAAGCGGCCACGCAACCACTTGTTTTTATCTCTTGACATATCTTTAAGACATCCTATTCCCCAAGCTCCAATGGTTCCTGCGTCTAATTTAGTTAAAGTATGTCGTTGAACATCGTGAGTATGTCCATACATGATATTGGCTCCGTATGTTTCAAGATGTTTTTTAGCATGGTAAGTAGTTGCGTAGGTACCGTGTATAAAATTTATCTTCCCTATCTTTAATGGAAGGTTGTATTCATAATATTTGTACCCTCGTTCTTTTAAATAACATGCTTTAGGAAAAGTATAATCAGACATATAAGGATATTTTTCTACAAAGTTGTCCATCCACAACTCATGATTACCTTGCAACATATACTTTTCTTTTACTTTTTCTTTAGACATAACATCATCTATCATATCTAAACCTGCATTGACATCAGCAATGTCTTGTTCACAATATGGTATTTGGTATTCTAAAGAAGGAAGTTTCTTTCCTTTGTACTTCCAGGCAGAAAAGTTATGCCATTCACCTACATCACCAATGTTAATGTAAATATCTGGTTTAACTATCTTGACTGCTTGCAATGCACAGGACAGTGCTTTCTCATCGTGAAGAGGAAAATGAATATCTGGAAATACAATTCCTCTTTTAAGCTTTAATTTTTTCGCCATCATCTGTAAAGGTAAAAGCCATATCAGCTCCTTCTACTAGTTCGGGGGTATCTATTTTTTCTATTGTTTCAAATAGTTCAATAACCCACTCTAATGCTAAAGGGTCGGGTGATAGTATGTCAGAATCTTTTAATCTTTTTACTAACTTCTTAGCTTTTTGTAAACCGTTTACTAACTCCATTATTTTTTATCTTTATCTTTATCGTCTAACTCTGCTGCTATAAAAGAAAGGTATTTACCTGTCAACCATTTCTTTTCAGCAACTTGTTGTTCAAATCTTAACAACTCTGCGGCTACTTCATTAGCTCTGTTATAATGAGCTTTTCCTTCAGGTGATAAAGATTCAAGTTCAAACTTATATTCTTGCCCACCATAGTTTAATGTCATTAGATTTTTTTCTTTTTTCTTAGCCATTGATTCTCCGTTTGTGATTAAGTTATCCACAATTTATACACAATATGTTTATAAATACAAGAATTAAATTTATTTGTGTCGTAAACAAAGTATTTCTTGACTATCCCCTCTAAATGTCTTATCTTAAAAGACCTCTTTTGGAAGGCTTATTAAGGTATTACCCTATTAAGGAAACCTTATTAAGGTATCCTTATTAGGGTAACCTTATTTGGGAACCCTACCCCCCCTCTAATATTAGGGACCCTAATATTCGGGAACCCTATCGGAAAAAAAATTCCCAAAAAAATATTAGGATTATGTGTGTTCTTCTTTTATTGCAGAGACCCCCCCGCCGTGCGGGAGGTTGGAAATTCCAAAAAGGGTTGAGATTCTGAAAACCCAACCCCAGTTGAAAACCGACTGCTTAGTCGTTATATTTATTTTCCATCTTTCCGTAATAGTTACCAGTAATTTCTACCAAGAGAGAATTTAATAAATCTTTCTTGTTTTTGTATTCTCTGACGATTGAAGAATGAGATTTATAATTCATCATACCTTGGCTCTCCTCGTATTCTTGGTATGTCATGTCAGAATTATCTAATATTAGTTTAGCCTCAGCTTCCCAATAATTAGCCTTTTCTTGGTGGTAGTTGATGAACCAATCCATTTTGTTGAATCTGTCCACTATTGTTTTTACCATGTCTTTTTTTGTCATCTTTTTAACTCCGTTTGTTTGTTTGTTTGTATTCATACTATATATATGACATAGGGCTTTAAAAGTTCCCATTTATATAATAAAAATAGTTATCCACAAGTTATCCACAGGCTAATAGTTATACACAAGTTATACACATATCCACAAGTTATACAGATAGGCCTTTTTTGGGCTTATTTGGTACCTTCACGGCGTTTTCTCACTTGGTCATAAGTTAGCATTAAAAACTAATTATAATTAGGCGTAGGTATCATTTCATCATCTTGTCGTCATAGAAATAAATTAATTTAATTATTTTGGGAACCTTCCAAGATTCACGCCGTATATATAGTATGAAATTTAACACAACAACAGGAGGCCACAAAATGGCAAACTTAACAAAGAAAGAAAAGAAAGTAATAAGAACAGCATATAAAAAACACGGAGCAAGATTACAGGCTCTGAAAATTAAGAAAGTCCGCACCATGCAAGGACAATATTTGAGCCAAGACAATGGATTAATTGTAAGGCTGAACGGAGTCAAATTTCCAATGACGAAGGGCGACAGATATTTAACAAGGGACAGACAAAGAGCCATCACCATGGCAATGGATGAATATAAGAGAGAGGTAAATATTAATCACTCTCAGAAGTTCATAGGAACATATATATAAAAATATAAAGGCGGGAACTTTTCAGAGTTTCCGCCGTTTATATGATATAACAACAAACAAAGGAGCAACAATGAAAAAAGTTAAATTAGCAAACGGAAAACAAATTACATTATCAAACAGCGAGCATTTACTATTAAAGATAAAAAATGAATTGTCAACATTTTGTGATTATAGAATGACAATGGACAAAGAAAAAGACTGGCACGATGGAAAATACGAGACCAAAGAAAAATTTGGGAACGCCCCATTCAGCACAGGAAATATACAAGACATGAACTTACAAGCGTTTGAGGAAACATTACGATTCTACAACAGGTCAAATCAATTTGGAAACGCTGTGGAAGCTTTGGTCAGTAGGATATTAAATGAACTTATCATGTATGACGAGGACTTAGAATACGAAAGCGGAGAGTTTAACAGCCTGAATCCACGAGACGATGATAAGAACTACGATGAGATGATAGTAAGACAAGACAAAGACGAACACAAAAGAAACTAAATAATATAAATAGTTGGGAACTTTCACGAGTTCCCAGCGTTTATAGAGTATAACAAACAAACAAAGGACAAACAAAATGACAAACAGAATAACGATTAAACACATACAAAACCAAGTGGACATATTAAACGAGTTCACAGGACAGCCACAAGAAAGCTATACAAAGAAAGAAGACGGAAAATATAGCTCTAATGTGGGATGCTATCATATTAGCCAAGCGTATGGAGGCTGTAAGTTAGAACAAATAGTTAACGAAGGCGGAGGAGTAAGAGAGATTACTTATTACAGGATGACAAAGAGAGAGCTATATTATGTGGTTCAGTCAATGAATAACATGCTCAGAAGTGAACAAACAAAGGAGAGCAAATGATATGAAAATAAAAAAGCTAATAAATAAGTTGATAGTGTTATTGCTGACACATGGAAACAAAAGGATAAGCATAGTAGAAATGGATTCTGGTTCCAATATGATGTATTCTTTTGATGATGATTGCATGGCGGAACACATGGACTTGACAGATGAAATAGAAATTTATATCAAGGCCGAATAGTTGGGAACAAATAACAAACAAAGGAGTATAAACAATGAAGAAAGATGAATACGGAATACCAATGAAGATTGAAATAGGAGTTTATTATTATATTAATGAAGGGGGAAAATATATTATAGATGCGGATGTAATGAATGATGAATTGACAGACGCAATGAAGTCATTAAATAAATTAATAGACGAGAAAAATAATTGGGAACAAAAACCAAATTCAAGCGTTGAATTGGAAGAGATAACACAATGAACAAGATAACAAACTTAAAACGAGCAGAAAAAAATGATGCAAGTTATATCTGTAAAGAGTGTTTTAGTGATAAGGTCCAGCAACAAAGTTGGACATATATAAACACGGATGAACTCTCAGACTACATTGATGACAGCAGATATTTTTGTGAAGGATGTAGCACAGACGAGATACAAGTCTTATGCTTGCATAGTGACATGGAACAAATAACAGGAGGAATATAATGGGATTAGACCAGAACGCAGGTAAACTAAAACATGAGTATAAGTATGAGTTTACAAACAAAGAAGGAGAGAAAAGCACTCACGAATGGACAAATGTAGGGCCGTTTGAGTGGAGAAAACACGCACGATTACAGGAGTTTATGACGAGACTTTACATGAAAAGAAAGAGAATCAAAAACAAATGGTATGACAGAGGCAATGACGAATGGTTTCCGATAGAGTTTGGTAAGACAAACAGAATCAGATTGAAACAACAGGACATTGACTCATTAGAGAAGGCAGTAAACAATGGATACATGGACTACTTTTGTGATGGTGGTTTCTTCTGGGGACATCAAACACAGGAGGACAGTGCCAAGTATTACAGAGAGCAGGACTTAAAATTTATTGAGTATGCACGAGATAGATTTGAAAGTGGCAAAGCAGTCTACTATATTTGTAGTTGGTAGAATAAATTAATTGTTGTTTGTTAAGTGGAAATGTGGGAACTTTATTTGAGTTCCCACATTTAAAGGACAGATAACAAAACAAAGGAGCATTATGAAAATACAATTTAAAAGTAAACATAGAGAGCAAGAAGTAGAAATGATGGATGCAGGTAGATATTACATTGGAGACTTATGCTATGTAATTAATGATGCGTGGGGTGAGATATGTGATTTAACTTTCCCATTCTCAGGCAGTAAAGGTGTTGACTACCCAAGTTGGATTCAGTCAATTCAGTTGTCAGGTAAACTAAAACTTGCAGACAACAGAAACATAAGTATATATGGCACCGCACATGGAGATGGGAGCTACCCAATCAAAAGCCCAGCAGGTAATAGAGTTGGTAGTATTGATGTGGATAGCGGTAGTATTGGATGCATCAAGGTTGATAGCATCAACAAAAATTTACCGAGTAATGGAGGATATAAACTTGCAACATTCAAGGACAAGTTTATCATGAGTTATAATCATGGGACTATATCATTCAAGACCGTAGGCGGTAGGACTTGGGATGATAACAGCAAGTTGCTGTATACCATTGACACAGGTAGGCCTTGGTAAAAGATTTAGACTTGGGGGTGGTGGATATTGTCGCCACTCTTTGCGAAAGAGTGTTAGTCAGGGTAGTAAGTAGTAAGAGAAAATGTAGGATACGAAAAATGAGAATATCTTACGACTTATTACATGGCTATTATATTCAGAAGCCCCCACTAGTTTTAAAAGATATTTAAAAATTGGAGATTATAAAAAACTATACAAAGATAGTTTGAGTTGTAAGTATGTTGAGCAGACACAGCAATATATTGCGTTGAGGTTTGAATAAACTTACATTAACGGCTTTGAGTTTTCTGAACTTTGTAAATTCAGTTATCAATCGGAAGTGGGCGGCGAGAAAGTATGAAAGTTTTGTATAACCTTGGAGAGAAACTAAGGGATATAAAATAAGTAATATTAGTAAGCGTGGTTATATGACTTACAAGAGGGTATATATTAACAGGCGAGGTATGATTGAGGTTAAACAACGGAAAATGAGATAGGTAAGAACATTACAATAATAATCTCCAATAAATAATTGGGAACCTTTATTGGTTTACATAGTATAATAGATAAATAAAAAAGGAGATGGTTAAATGGAACGATATAACATACACACAAAGAAAGATAAAGAACAAAGAACAAAGATGGACAAGCTGTCAAAGTTTGTTGACATGCTTTGCAAACACAAAAAACCGCATGAGATAAAGAATGAGTTGACATATTTTATCTCAGTAGTTTGGGACTTGTCATGGACTCATGAACGAAAAGACTCAGAGTGGTTGGAGGAACAACAAAAGGTTCAAGATGTTGTTGATGCAAATACTGGGGAACTTTTAGTTGACAACTCGCATTTAAGAAGAAACAAAGATGGAGTTGAACTATGAAAGAATACAAAGATAAAGATATAAACAACATGATATTATTTCTCAGAGTAAATAGGTTTGCTGAGTTTCAATACATAGACAATATAACTGCAGATGACGATGACGATGGTGGTGATTTAAGGTTTTATGATTACATGTCTGACACACACTGCACAAGAGATGATGTTGTAAAGTTAGCAAAAGAAAACAAATGGAAACCAGATTGGCAGAAGGGAGAATAAATGAGAACATATTTAGCAGAGAGCATTGAATCAAAATGCCGTGCAGAATTGGAGCAGCTAGGAGAATACTCTATTGTAGTTCCATTGCACAAAGAAGATATTGGTAAACATATTGTAGGGTTTGACAAGATGGATACAAACAAATCTAATGAGCTATGTAGAGAGGTTATAAATATACTAGAATTAGAAATGATTGTGCTACAAAATTATGAGAACGAACATGAAACAAATAAGTTCATGTCCCTTGTAAAGTATGCAATTAAAAAAGTTTGCAGATTGAATGAGTTAAAGTTTCAAGATGAAGACGAGGTGTATATGCTGGGATTAGGTGATGCTTAATATTAAGACAGTGTATGCAGGCTATCTTAAAAAACTAAACGAAGATAACCGTATCAACAGATACGAGGATAGGGAGAGTTGGTTTCATGCGTCATCAAGTGGGATGTGCATGAGAAAGATATACTATAACAGTGTAGAGCAAGTAGAAAGCACAGAGATAGATGACAATACATTAAGATTGTTTAGGCTTGGAGACTTGGTACACAACGACATACAAGATGCACTTGTAAAGCACGGACAGAAAGAAAAGATTGATGTTCTGATAGAACAAGAGATACGGATTCAAGATATAAATGTCAGAGGATTCTTTGATATATGTATAGTGGATGATGATGCAATGTATGATGTCAAGACATGTAATAGTTTCAAGTGGAGAAACTTGTTTGGTAGAACACCAGACCCTGAACCTGCGGAGAACTATGCGTTGCAGC